CGGTTGCCGGTCAGTGTCGTCGCGCCCGGCCGGTACGTGGAGATCGCCCGCAGCTCAGGGAACGCCGCCCGGACCGCCGCGACGATCGCCGGCCCCGTGGCCCCCGACGTCGGGATGCCCGGGGCGACCACCGACAGCACCTGCTCGCGCGACGGGATCCGCGTCATCGCCGCCGTCGTCGTGAACGGCCACCGCCGGCTCACCTTCGGCATGCCGACCAGACCGCCGTCGGCGAACTGGGCGAGCGCCCGCAGCTCGTCGGCGGGGATCCGGCGGGTGCGGATGGCTTCCATCGCGGCCACGCCGTAGTAGTCCACCGCGCCGACCGGCTGCACGAACTCCTTCGCCGTCAGCAGCGCCGGGATGTTGTCCGCCCGGGCGTGCGGGGAATAGCCACGCACCTGGCCGCCGTCGGCGTACTTCAGGAAGTCGGCGTTGTCCTTGCTGAGGTCCTTGCGGATCTGCGCCATCGGCTTCCCCGCCGCCAGCGTGCGCTGAAGCAGGTACAGCTCCTGGAGCTTCGTCATCGCCGGCCCCGTGCCGGTGGTCTTGACCTTCGTCTCCACCTCGTCGGGGATCTTCCGGTACGAGCCGGTCAGCGCCTCGATTTCCTTCTTCGTGAAGCCGGCCGCCTTCATTGATCTGCGCAGCCCGTCGATGTCTTTAACGTACTTCGCATTCGCCTCGTCGAGGGTCTCGCCGTGGGCGATCCGAGCATCCCGCTCGTCCTTGATCGAGTCGATCCGGTCCAGGATGGCCTGCCGGTTCGCCCGGCCCTTCTCCGTGTCCCGGTCGATCTCGGTGCCGTTCTTCGCGAACGAATCCGTCAGGTCATCGACCGACTGCGCCGACTTCAGCATCGCCTCGTCGATGGACATCTGCGTGTCGAACAGCTCGTCGAAGGCGTCGTTCAACTCTTGGAGCTGCTTCTCCGCCTCCTCCGCCTTCTGCGACATGCCGCCGAGCGCCGACGCCCCCTCACCGGTCGCGCCAGCCGCGTTCGTCGCCGACGACGCCGCCGAATCCAGGGCCGCCGCATACTGCGGCAGCGCCCCCTTCAGCCTCTCCACCGACACGCCGGACTTCGCCGCCTCGACGGCGAGCCGGTTGAACGCGTCGCCCGCCTGCGCGGACTTCCCCGACTGCACCAGCTGAGCCAGCGCGGCGTCGACTGCCGAGATCCGCTCCTTGGCGTGGGTCATGGACTCGTCCATGACGTTGCCGAGCCCGGTCATGCCTTCGACGAAGCCGGCCACCCCGTTGCCGAGCCCCGCCCAGAAACCGTCGTCGAGGGTGCCCAGGTCGTACCGCAGCGTCCCCAGGTCGTCGCCGAAGAGCCGGCTTGCCTCACCGGCGGCGTCCGCGCCGGCACCAAACTCGGCGAGCCCCTTGGCCAGCGGGGCGATCTGCGCGTTCGTCGACTCCCCGAGCAGCGCGGACGCCGTCTGCACTGCGGCCAGAGCGACAGCCGCCCGCCCGGCCCACTGCGCGGCCCGCTCCAGACCTTTCGCCGCCCGGGTGCCGGTCGGGCCCATCTCCGCCAGGGACGTCAACGCCGCCGCCGATGACGTCCGCAGCTTCGCCGCGCCGGCCGCCGCGAGCAGCGCCGCACCACCGACCGCAGCGATGACGACCCCGGCGTTCTGCACGGGCGCCGGGATCGCGCCCAGGCTGTTCACGAGCCGGTCGGCGGCCTGCACCAGCGTCCGCATGCCCGAGGTGGAACCCTGCGCCGACTCGATCGCCAGGGTTTCCAGCGACCCGGTCAACCGCTCGATGTCACCGGCCAGGTTGTCGGTCTTCTTCGCGGCCGTCTCCGCCGCATACCCCTGGTCGTCGACCTTGGTGATCCACCCCTGGATACCCTTCGACCCCTGCTCGTACAGCACGCTCGCGGCCCGGATCGCGTCGCTGCCGAAGATTGTGGCGAGGGCGGCGTTTCGCTGCTGCTGGGTGAGGCCGCCGAGCTGTGTCTGCAGCTGCCCGGCCAGGCTGGTGATGCCGACGAACTGGCCCTGGGCGTCGTAGACGTTGATGCCCAGCTCGGCCATCAGGTCGGCGGACTTCTCGGTGGGGTTGGCCAGCATCAGCAGGGCCGTCTTCAGGCTGGTGCCGGAGTCCGAACCGAGCAGGCCGGCGCTGGCGAACGCCGCCAGCGTACCGGTGGTGTCCTCGATGCTCATGCCCATCTGCGCCGACACCAGACCGGCCTGCGACAGGGCGAAACCCATGTCATGCACAGACCCCTGAGCCTTGCCGGCGGCGGCGGCGAGCAGGTCCGCGATGTGCGGCACGTCGGAGCCGGCCAGCTTGAACTGCGTCATGGCGCTCGCCGCAGTCTCGGCGGCCTCCGCGACGTCCAGGTTGCCGGCCGCCGCCAGGTCCAGCGCGCCCGCCAGGCCACCCGACAGGATCGCCGACGTCGAAACGCCGGCCTTCGATAGCTCCTCGATGCCCTGGGCCGCCTCCGTCGCCGAGTACTTCGTGTCCGCGCCGGCCTGGAGGGCGGCCTGCCGCAGGCGTTCCATGTCGGCGGCGGTCGCCCCCGTAGCCGCGCCGACCGCGCTCATTTGCTTCTCGAAGTCCATCGCGAACTTGGTCGCCAGCCCGGCGGTCGCCACCAGGCCGAGGCCGAGGCCGGCCGCCTGGTTGGCGACCTCGTCGAGCCGGCCCGCCTTCGCCGCCTTGTCCATCTCGCCGACCAGGCCACGGGTGGCCGCGCCGGCCTGCCGCAGGCCGGCCATGTAGCCAGACACCTCGGCCTGGAGCTTCACTCCGACGGTACGAAGCGCCACCCGGTCACCTCCCCACCTTGCGGACGTGCCACAGACGGGCGCCGCCGACGATGTCCTGCGTCTCCGCCGCCCGCTGCGCCTCCAGCAGCGCCAGGCGGGCCCGACACACCACCCGGGACGCGACGAACTGCGGGCCGGTCTCCTCCGGGCTGGTCGTGTCCGCATACCGGTGGCCGCACCCGCAAGGGCACAGCTCCGTGCGGCGGTAGTACGCCAGCGCGATCACCTCGGCGCGGTCCTGCTCCGTCCACGCCGGTTCCCGCGTCGTCACCGACCGGACCAGGCGGCCCCGCCGGTCGTGGTAGTGCCGGGTCACCTGCGCCGGCTCCCGCCCGTCCAGCCGCGACGGGGGGATGCCGAGCCGCTCGGCGGCCTCTACTCGGTCCCGGAACTCCGGGTCATCCGCGAGGCGGCGGGCGAGAAAGGGATGTCCACCTCGCCCCGGTTCAGCGACCACGCGGCCGTCGACAGCTCGTCGAACTGCCGATCGGTCAGCACCTCGCCAATCAGCCGGTCCCACTCGACGGCGTCGAGCTGCGGATCGACGACCGACTCCTGCACCAGGGCCGGGAAGAACGTCTCCACGTTCACGCCCCGGACCCGGTCCCGGGCGTCGACCTGGTCGCCGTCCTGGCGGGGTGGGTGCTCGGCGACGAACGCGTGCCAGCGGGGGCGGGTCATCGCCCGCAGCCGGAACCGGTAGGTGTGCGCCACCATCTCGCTGCGCAGCGCCTCCATCCGGTCGGCGATGGCCCCAGACCCGTCGCCTTCCAGCGACGTCGCTGGGGTGCGCAGCGCGTCGTCGAGCCGCCTTTCCAGGTCCTCGAACTCGGCGGTCAGATCGCCGCGTAGGCAGATCGGGACGGTCCGCTCGGGCAGCCTCGCGGCGGCGAGCAGGGTCTTGAAGTCGGTCATGTCCTGGCCCTTCGCTCTGGCCCCGGGACGTGAAGCAGGGGCGGACCGGGCCAGGTGGTCCGCCCCTGCGATCAGGGGGTCGATCAGGCGACGGTGACGCGCAGCGCCGGCTGCACCCGCATCTTCAGCGGCACCTCGTAGCGCTCGACCGTGTTCGGCTCGGCGTCCAGCCAGGCCGTCTCCGCGACGATCACCGGATAGACGCCCTGAAGGTGCTGCCCCGAGGCGTACGCCGTGGCGGCCGGCAGCGACCGGCGGACCACCACGAAGCCCTCGGTGTCCGGAATCAGCGTGAGGTACGCAGCATCCGACCCGGTCTGCTTCTTGATCCGCAGCAGGGTCCCGGAGAACGACCGGCGACCGTTGGTACTGGTGTCGAACGTGTCCTCGATGCCGCTGGTCGGGACGTCCGCCGTTTCGGGGCGGAAGCCGACCGCGCCGTCGGCGGTCATCCACTGGCTGACCCGGAGGCCGGAGTTCAGCTCGGTCGTCGTGGGCGAGTAGATGTTCGCGACGGCCGGCAGCCAGTCGAGGCGGAACTTGCCGTCGCCCGGAATGTCACCCATCCTGCTTCTCCTTGCTCTTCGTCGATGGGGCCGGCGAGGCCGGCTCGGACACCGGCGCGACGACGTCGGCCGGAACCTCGGCGGCGAACGGGTCGCTGGCCAGCTCCGGGCTGCACTCGGACCAGCCCTTCGGCCGCCACAGCTCCACCGAAGCGAACGGAAACTTCGCCCGGCCCCGGTGCTCGGCGTGCTGCATCCACACTTGGACGCCTGGCCCCGGCTTCTCCGAGTCCGTCCAGCCCAGCGGGACCAGCCGGTCCCGCTCCTCGGCTCCCTCGACGAGGGCGACCGCCTGCCCGTCGGTCATCCAGTACGTCTTCTTGCTCGTCATGTCCCCGCCTGCCCTCTCAGCCCCGCACCAGCTCGGCGGTCACCGAGGTCGTGCCGGAGTAGGTGACCGTCGCGACGTTCGTCGACCGGTTGACGTGGCCCGGCAGGATCCGCAGCCAGCGCCGTGCGCCGGCCGGCACCGACTGCGCCACGGTGGTTCCGGCGTTGCCGACCGCGGTCACGCCGGGGTCGGTGATCGTGACCGTGATCGTGGAGCCGCCGCCGTTGTTCACCACCAGCAGCGCCCCGTACTGGCCGACGTCGGAGCCGGAGATCGTGTCGGATGAGTTGACGGCCACCGCCGAGACGGACACTGCCGTCCCGCCCGGGACCGAGGTTGCGGTGAGCAGCGCCATCGGCGCACCCCTCCCTATGTGTCGTGATCCCGTCTCCGGGCATGGATGGGCTGCGCGCGCCCGCTACGGTGCGCGGCATGCCAACTTGGGTTCGGGTGCTGATCACCCTGCTGGTCGGGTTCGTCGTCTACCGACTCGTTATCGCCCTCGGCGACTCGGTGGGCGACCTGCTGCTGTCCCTCGCCATCGGCGCCGCCGCCGGATGGGGGGCCTGGGTGCTCACCCGCCGCTGGGCACGCCGACCCTAAGCCGGCACGGACTCCAGCCGGTACACGTCCACGCGGTCCATGACCAGCACGCCGGTGGACTCGTCCCGCTGCGGCGGCTGCCCCTCCTCGCGCCGGATCGGCCAGCACACCCGCCCGGCCACGGTCGGCACCTGGTCCAGCAGTGCCGTGCGGACCCGCTCCCCGAGCGCCCGGGCGGCAGCCGCGTTCCCGCCGACGCTGTGCGCGTACACCCGCAGCACGAACCGCTCCGAGGTGCCGTCCATCGGGGAGCTGTCCACCTGCTCCGGGTCGTCGTCGCCGAAGTACAGCAGCACGTACGGCGGCACCGCGCCGGTCGGCACCGCCCCGTCGAGCACCCGCAGCGACCCGGGAGCCCCCTGGAGCATGGCGAGCACCGCGTCGCAGTGCGCCCGGATCACCGGCCCTCCTCCAACAGCCGCACCGCCAGGTCACCCAGCGCCTGCTCGAACCGCGGGGCCTCCGCCGCGCCGGCCGGGATCATGTGCGGGTGCGGCGGGTTGTTGACGCTCCCGTACTCCAGCAGATTGCCCAGAGCGCCCTGCGGCCGGTTCTTGTCCGGTCCGATCTCCGCAGTCGGCCCCCGCAGCCCCTGATAGACGTCGTAGCCGATCGAGTACGGGTACCGGCGCGCGTGCCGGCCGATGCCCCGAGCCCGCCGCTGAGCATCCTTCTTGATGTTGAACGCGCCCCGGGCGACCACCTTGGTCACCTCCTCCGGCACCTGGGAGACGACCTGGTCGAGCCGCACCACCCACCGGTCGACGTCGCGGTGATCCAGGTCCATCAGCTCGTCCGCTCCGTCACCCCGACCCGGCGCGCGGTTGCGTGGGTCTTGTGGGCCAGGTCCCGCACCAGGAACGTGCGGCCGGGTAGATCCGGGTCGTGCGCCGAAGCGGTGATCGTCACCTCGTCGCCTGCCTCCAGGCCGACCACGCTCATCGGCAGGTGTACCTCCAGGCGCAGCATCAGCTGGGCGTCCTCCCCGACGTCCTCCTGCGCGGCCTGCGCGCTGGTCTGCTGCACCCGGCACTTCCCGGCGTACAGGTCCTCGTACGTCCGGGTCACGTTGCCGTCATCGTCCGAGCCCTCGCCGGTCGCCCGCCGGATCGTGCAGGCATCGACCATGAGCCGCTCGGCCGCCGCCCGACCCCGAGCCAGCACCGCCTCCAGCACGACCCACCCCCTCTACGGTCGGACCACCACCCCGGCGCTCGGTCGCGCCACCACGCCCGGGCCGGGCCGGGGCACCATGCCGGTATACGGCCGGACCACCCGCTGCCCCGGCTGCGACGCGGCCGGCGACGCGGCCGGCGACCCCACGGCGACCGGCACCTCGACGCCGTCCGGGGCCGCCGCACCGGACCATCCGGCGGCCGGCCCGCCCAGCTCCACCGGCACGACCACGCCATCCGGGGCGACGTCCACCGACCACGCTGCTGCCGGGTCGCCCAGCGCCACGGCCACCGCCACACCCGCCGGGGCCACCTCGGCCGCCCACGACGCCGCTGGCGTGCCCAGCGCGGCCGGCACGGTCACGCCGTCCGGCCCGCCGGTCGTCGACCAGGACGCCGTCGGGTCACCCACTGCCGCCGGCACGGCGATCCCGTCTGGGGCGGTCGTGGCGTCAGACGACGCCGCGCCCAGCTCGACGAGCAGACCGATCATGGATCCGGTCACGTCCGACGTGACCTGCTCGCCGCCGTACGAGCCGGCCGAGCTGGCCAGCCGGTACGCCGCCCCGAGCCTGACGTTCGCGTTGCTGGTGGCCCGGCTCGTCGCCGTATCCACCACCTCGAGGTACGCGCCGTCGTGCGTCAGGCCGGTCGGGATCGTGCCCGACGCGACCCGGCACTGCGCCGCCGCCACCAGCGCCGACCCGGCGCCCACCCCCGGCAGCGTCGGAAGCGTCACCGCCGTACCCGACGCGGTCGCCGCAGCCGCCTGGACAACGCCGGAAGCGCCCCGGTAGGCGGTGCACGACCAGCCGCCCGTCACCGACCCGCTGTTGCTGATCGTCGGCGCGATGTCGCCCACCTGGAGCACCCGCGACCACGCGTACAGCCGCGACGCCGACCCCTCCTGCGCCGGCCACGTCGGGCCCGCCAGCAGAGTCCATCCGGCGGGCGTCGACATCGTCAGCGCGCTGCCGGACACGTGCCCCACCAGCACCGCCACGTCACCGGCCGCCCAGCCCGCAGGGAGGGTGGTCGCGAACGATGAGCTGGTGGCCGAGCCGGACGTGCCCGAGGTCGCGCCGACGTACGAGACAGCCACCGCGACCTCCCGGTTAGCCCACCTTGAGAATGCGCGGCGAGCTCGCCGGCCACGTCACGGTGACCGTGCCCGTGCCCGGCTGGATCGGCAGGCCCGTCCCGGTGTCGTACCAGGCGATGACCCTCTGCGATGCGGCGGCGACGTCCGCCCCGCCGGCCGCCGCCGAGGACTGGAACAGCAGCAGGCCGTGGTTCGACGCCGAGGCGGTCGCCGAGATCGTGGTGTCGTCGGCGTCGAACACGCCGCCGGTGACCACCTTGTTGGCCAGGGCCGCCGACGTGCCGTTGATCGTGCCGCCCGCGCCGGTCACGTCGCTGACGGTCCGGTGCGCGGCGCTGAAGGTGTAGCCCCTGACCAAGCTGACCTTGATGCTGGCCGTGTCCAGGTCGATCGACCCATCCATCAGGCCCTCGGCCAGCGCGGTGTAGTACCCGTTCGCCATGTCAGCAGCCCCTCACCGTCGTACTCGACCAGGACCAGTCGGGCTCCGGGAACGACCACTGGGGCTGGGCCGCCACCGGCGGATACGCCCGCCGGGCCGTCTCCAGGATCTCCGCCCGGCGGGCCCGGTCCGCCACGTACTCGTAGTCGTCGACCCGCTCGCTCGCCGCCGCACCCGGATTCCGGTACGCGATCGCGGCCAGCTCGATCGCCCACGCCCACAGCCGGTCAGGCACCGGGTCCGGCCACACCGTGAGGCCCGTCGCGTCCTGGAGCCAGCCGTTCGCCGCCCGGCGGGCCCGCATGGCGGTCTGCTCGTCGACCTCGGGGACCTGCAACCAACTGGGCAGGTCCCCGAGGTCGAACAGGTCAGCCACCGGTCAGGACTCGGACCGGGCCCGCCGGCCACGGCCCGACGTCGCCTCGGTGGCCTCCTGCGCGCGGCGACCACGGTCCTCAGCCGACCGGTTCGCGCCCGACGCCTCCGTCACCGGCACGTTCGGAGGCTCGCCCGGCACCGGCGTGCCCGCCGGCACACCGAGCAGGTCGGCCTCGCGGCTGCCCGCCTCGGCGATCAGCCCCTTGCGCAGGTGCCGGTCAAGGTCGTCCTGGTTGACGCCGTCCGGGACGGTCGCGCCCTGGTGGAAGCCGAGCAGGACCTCCTGCTCCAGCTCGTTCTTCACGCGCAGCGTGACGTACGCCCCGACGATCCGGTATGCCTTCATCACGACACCACCCCCGTGATCTCCTCGACCGCGCCGGACTCCTGCACGATCGGCACCGTCTTGCGGCGCCCCTGCAGGTCCCACGCGTCCTGGTCGTCCTTGCGGATCGCCTTGACCTGCACCGCCAGGTCCGACACGGCGTAGCCGGGCGCACCGTCGGTCTCGTCGGCCATGCCGCCGAGCTGCTGGGAGTCGAGCACCAGCGCGCCGGTGGTCAGCGACGGAGTCTTGATGACCGTCAGGCCGGCCACCGTCTCGATCTCGCCGGTGTACACCGGGTTGTCGGTGCTCTCCCGCTGCCGCAGCTGCGCGATCGCGTCGTTGAGCATCAGGTAGGTGTACGCCTTCGGCGACACCACCAGGGTGTCCGGGCGGTAGCCCTGGTTGCGGTCCTCGATGCGCTGCACCGCCAGCAGGATGTCCTCCAGCGGCTTGCGGTTCGCGGCCGTGGCGTTGTCCCACGAGCCGGCGGTCGCGGTGTCGGCGGCGGCCGACTGGATCGCCGACATGGCGATCGCGTCGACCTGCTTGATGATCGAGTTGACGACCTTGCGCATCGCCCGGTCGATCGCCGATCCGGCGTAGGCGTTGCGGGCGATCTCCTCGTCGGTCAGCAGGACCTTCTGGCCCCACTTCGAGATGGCCGCCACCGCTGCGGTGCCGGTGGCCAGGTTGGCGTACGGGTACACCGATCCGGCGCCGACGGCCTCGACGGTCCGGTCGGTGATGAACGGCTCCGACTGCTCGTACAGCACGGCGCCGCCCTGCGAGCGGAACCGCTGGGTCAGGAGCTGGTCGGAGACGAACCGCAGGTCGCGGTAGTCGCGCAGCCGGCGCTGGATCAGCGCCGGGTTCTGGAGGAAGCGAGAGATGGTCAGCGAGTCACCCGAAAGGGTCGGTGCCGCTGCCGGGAAGGTCCCAGGCACTTTCTATCTCCTCTCGGGGTCAGCCGCGGCCGACGAAGCGCACCTTGTTGGGTGCGGACGCGGTGGTGGTGGCGGTGCCGATGAGCGTGCCCGCCGCGGCGGCGGTGGCGACCGTGGCGGTCGCGGCGGTACCGGATGCCCCGGTCGCCACCCCGTCTCCGACGGTCACGGTGCCGGCGGCGACGACGGTCACCTCGTGCTCGACGTTGTTCAGGGGCCACACGGTGACCCGCGCGCCGCTGGCCGCGTCGTGCGCGGCCACGCCGACGACCTTGGTCGAGGCGGCGCCGGCGGTGCCGACGGAGCTGGCGGTGGTCGCCTCGACCAGCTGCCCGCCGGTGATGGTGGTGCTGGCGGTCTTCGTCATCGGCTGCGCGCCGTTGGTGTAGACCGGGGTGTAGTCGGCCACGGCTCAGGCCCCCTTCCGGCTCGGCGGGAACAGCCCGGCGAACTCCAGCTCGAAGTCGGTGTCGACGCCGTCTCCGGCGTAGCCGAGCGCCGCGGTCGGGATCACGTTCTTCTGGAGGCCGTTGATGACCTCGCGGGTGCCCTCCGGGTCGGCGTCCCACAGCCGCGTCCAGTGGTCCTTGCGGGCCGGGGCGAACTTGCCGTCGCGGACGGCCTGGTTGATGACCTCGTCGCGTTCGTCGCGGCGACGGCGGGCGTCGGCGGCCTGAAGCTGCCGGATCGCCTCCTGCTGGGCCTCCCACGCCGACGCGTCGATCACCATCGTGCCCGCCGCCGAGCGGGGGGACGACGGCGTCGGCGTCGGCTCGGACGGGGCCGGTTCGGGCGCGGGCGCCGGACTGGTGGGCTGGTTGTGGTCGACGAGGCCGGCGGACCCGAGGGCCGCCCTCACCTCGTCATCGGAGGCGGCGGGAGCCAGGCCCAGCGCCTCTCGGATCTTCGCCGGATCCATGCGGCCGGCTCCCTTCTGGGGTGCGTCCACCGCCTGGTTGGCGGTGGTGGTCTTCAGGGCCGCCGCGTGGATGCGGCGGGCAGCCTCAGCGGCCGTGACGTGCTGCCGTGAGGAGTTCGTGGTGGGGGCCGCGTCCGGGGCGGCGGCAACCTCGTCGGCCAGGCCGGCGTCGACTGCCTCCTGCGCGGTGTACCAGGTGTCGCGGGACATGGCGGTGCGGAACTCCGCGATCGGGCGGCCCGAGCGGTCGGCGTAGATGCCGGCGATGGAGTCCGACACCCGGTCGAGCACCTCGGCCATGTCCCGCATGTCGCGGGCGTTGCCGATGGCCAGGCCGGCCGCGTCGTGGATCATCATCTGCGCGCCGCGGTTCATGGTGATCCGGTCGCCGGACTGCGCGATGAAGCTGGCCGCGCTCGCCGCGTGGCCGTCCACGACGACGTGCACGCTGGCCGGGTGGTCCTTGAGCGCGTTGTAGATCGCGATGCCGTCCCAGGCGTCCCCGCCCGGGGAGTTGAGCCGCAGCGTGATGTTGTCGGCGTCGAGGGCCCGCAGCTCGGCGGCGAAGTCCTTCGCGGTGGTGCCTTCCCAGCCGATCTCGTCGTAGATGGAAACCACCGCCGAGCGGGCCGCGGCCTTGCACTCGATGCGGTACCAGTCGCCGGCCTTCGCCGCCGGCCGGGCCCGTAGCCGCTCCAGGTGGGGTGGCAGCTCCGGTAGGTCAGGCATCGGGGACCTCCTGCGTCGGGGCCGGGGGCGCCGGCCGGTAGTCCTTCGGGGGCAGCCCGTACGCCTGCCGCGCCGCCTCTTCCAGCGACCGGTCCGGCAGCAGGATCCCCGCGTCGGCGAGCAGCTTCAGCGCCTGCGCGGTCGCCGCCTGCCGGGAGCCGATCTCGTCGAACACGACCCTCGGGGCCGGCTCCGACTCCCCGAAGTTCAGGTCGACCAGGTCCTCGACGATGTGCTGGGTGGCGGTGTCGGCGACCTGCTGCGCCAGGGTCTGCAACGACAGGGTGAAGAAGTCCGCGAACGTCGTCCCCAGCGCCCACGATCCGGTCTGCGTGCCCAGGTTCAGGAAGTGCGCCAGGACGGCGCGGGCGATCTGCTCGTCGTGGTAGCGGATCGGCTTGTCCGCGTCCGGCAGGTCCCCCTCCACACCCAGCAGCCGCATCTTCGCGCCGTGCGGGATCGCCGACCCGGCCGACTGGCCGGCACGCCACGCCTGCGCCATCTGCGCGCCCTTGGTGAGGTCCGCTTCACCCTCCGCCCCCTCATACAGGGGGACGCCCATGCCGTTGCGTTCGATGGTCTGCGCCTGCACCCGCAGCAGCCGATCCTTGATCAGCCAGTTCTTGTAGCAGGACCGCAGCACCGACCGGCCCAACCAGTTCCCGCCCTCCCGCTCCAGCACGTACGCCACGAGCCGGTCCACGGGGATCGGCCGCGCCCGGTCGCCCGTCTTCGAGCTGAACTGGGTGATCGAGATGAGCCCGCCATCCGGTGCGACGTCGACCCTCTCGATGGTGCGGGGCATCCGCTCCGCGAGCTTGCGTAGCCTGGCCCGCCCCTGCCCGTCGATGCGGTACACCTGCTCGAAGAACATGTGCCCGAACGGCAGCATCAGCAGCGCCAGCCGCAGATGCTCCGGCCACGAGAACCGATCCCGGGTGCGCGGCATCGGCTCGGGATTCTGGCCCGCCACAGGCAGGCCAAGGTCCTCGGCGACCAGCCGCACCACCTCGTCGCGGGCGCCCGCCGGGTCGATGCGCCACGGGGTGCGCCGCAGCGGATACGTCACCGCCCGCAGCACCGACCCGACCTGCGAGTCCTGGGAGCGCATCGCGTCGTACACGGCCACCGACTCCGGCCAGCGCAGCTCCGGCGTCGGCTCATCGTCGGTCGTCCACCACGAGCCAGGCTGGTGGGCGTAGCCGATCTCACTGATCGGTGCGGTCATCGGCTCATCGCCCCCCCCTCAGAAACCCGCCGTGGCCAGCTCGTTCGTCTCCGACCGCACCGCCACGGCCTCGGTGATGACCGGCGTCGCAGGCGGCTGCGGTTTATCCGCCGTGCCCAGCCCGTGCAGAGCGGCCGTCACCGCGACCAGACCGGAGATGTCGCCACCGGAATGCTTGCGGTCCCACGCCCACGCATCCGCCAGCTGACGTGTCGACGACTTGCGCAGCATGTCCAGCAGCCGTTCGTCGCCCAGGTGCCGCAGCCGGCCCGTCATCGCCGCGTCGTAGAGCCGCCCGCAGGCGTGCGCCATCCCCCGGGTCGTCAACGGCGTCGGGTCCAGGTGCACCGGCAGCCGCTCCGTCACCTCCGCCAGCAGCGACCCGCCCGGGCCCGCCGGGTCCACCAGCACCGCGGCGACCGGCTGCCGTCGGCAGATGTCACCGATGCGGCCCGCCACCCAGTCCGTGCCGTCGCCGTAGTCGATCAGCTCGACGTGCGGCAGGCCGTCCGCGCGCAACCCGGCGGCGGCGATCGCCGCCCGGTCCCGATACCAGGACACCTCCCACGCCAACACCACCGGCCCGACGATCTGCGACCGCGCATCCGAGCACTTCACCCACGCCGTCAGCGGGATCTTCGACGGCTCCAGGTCCGGCACCCGCTGACACAGGCACTCCGTGCGGAAGATCGGCTCAGGGTCCGTCTCCAGGGCCGACCGCAGCGCCTCCACGGAGATTCCCTGCGGGTAGCCCAGCGACGGATTCGCCAACGCCCACATGTTCGGGTCGTCGACCGGGCAGTCGTCCGGGGCCGACCACTCGAAGATGCCCATCGACGCATCCGCCGCCGGGTCCTCGGCCGCCGCGCGGCCCTTCTCCTGCAACGCGTTGAGCACGACCGACCGGTCGTCGCCGGCGTTGGAGAACGCCCAGATCTGCGCCTTCCGGCGGGCCATCGTCGTCTTCGTGACCGCCGCCCACGACTCCCACGTGTGGTGCTCCCGCAGCTCGTCGAGGTTCACGTCGTCACCCGACAGGCCACGGCCGCCCTTGCGGGACGCCGCAGCGACCTTCCACCGCGACCCGTGGGCCAGCTTCAGGGTCTTCTTGCCGTTGACGCGCACGATCCCGCCGTCGCGGGCAACCTCGGCGGACAACTCGGGGATCGACTCGACGATCTCGACAGCCTTGTCCCAGGACTCCTCGGAGATGTCCAGGTTCTGCGCGGTGCCGATCACCAGCGGCACCTGCAAGACGAACATCTTCCACAGGTTCTTGACCTCGACGATCGTGGTCTTGCCGTTCTGGCGGCCCACCAGCACCAGGACAGTGCGGAACCGGAACCGGCCATCGGCGGCCAACTCCAGGGCGTGGATCAGCAGCCACCGCTGCCACGGGATCAGCCGGAAACCCAGCACCTCCTCGGCGAAGTCCGCCGCCGAGAACCCCAGCGACGTCGCCGGGGTCAGCGCGCACCCGCAGCCACACGGACCGGGCCGGCCCGTCACCAGCGGCCGGGTCCAGATCCTAGGAGTCGTGCTGCCCAGCAGCGGCGCGGATCTGAGCAAGGCGACCCCCCACCGGCTTGTCCTTCTTCATCGCGGCCCGCGCCGCCGGCGTGCCACCGAGGTCCCGCAGCACACCTTGCAGCTGCGGCCCCAGCCAGCCGACGGTCTTCGTCACCTCGCACATCGCTTCCAGGGCCTTCAGGCGCTTGTACGCCGACTCGTCGCCGGCCAGGTCCCGGCGCAGCTCGTCCAGCTCCTTCGCCCGGTCGATGGCCTTCTCGATCTCCTCGGCCTGCCGCAGCGCGAGCGTCTTCAGCGCCTCGTCGGTCGGGGTGAGCCAGTCCATCGCGTCGACCGTGGCCCGGACGGCGTCGCGCAGGTCAGGGGCCCGATCCCGGGCCGCCGTCGGGTCTGCGGGCACGGCCGCGAGCCGTCGAGAACGAGGGGGCATCACGACCTCCCATCACAGGCAGTAACTCACAGTGTGTTACAGAAAGTGAAGTTTGGGCGGGTTATGCATAGGTATGCAGACCCGGTACGGGGGCGGCCGGGGGGAGAGGAGCCCGAC